AACGACTCGTGCGGCTTTTCGCCCGGCCGCGGGCCCGTCACGTGCAGGGAGCCGCGCCCCGCGTGCGCCAAAAATGCCTCGGCCAACACGCCCAGCGACGCCGACCGCCACGCCGGGATCGTCACCGTCCCGGGCGGCGCCTGATCCATCGCCCATTCGATTTCATCGACCGCATCCTCGATCCGGCACAGGAACCGCGTCATGTCAAGATCGGTCACCGTGATGACGCCGGTCGCTGCGAGTTGCTGCCGCCAGAGGGGAATCACCGACCCGTCCGAGGCAAAGACGTTGCCGTAGCGGATCGCGATCTGGTGGTGTTCCACCAGCGCCCGCTCCATCAACGCCTTCGTCATCCCGTAGACGTTCACTGGCGCGCAGGCTTTGTCCGTCGAGATGCCCAGCACGTGAGCGCCGGCCTGCATCGCCGCCTCGATCACGGCGATCGACCCCTGCACGTTGATGCTCGCGTACGCGGTGGGATCGCTCTCGGAGATCGGCACGTGCTTCAGCGCAGCAGCGTGCAGCACGAGGTCTTGCCCAGCACACGCCCGCGTGAGAACGCAGCGATCGCGGATGTCTCCCAGGATCCACCGCACGCCCGGATACTGCGCGCGCAGCGGGACCTGCATCTTCTCGGACCGCGAGATCACGGTCAGATCATGCCGGCCCGACCAGCGCGCGAGCAGCGCTCGGCCCAGCAGGCCCGATCCGCCCGTGATGACTATTTGCGCCATCCCGGCTTTCCTCGTCGGTCGCGGATCGCTCCCGGATGCCGGAAGTGTCCCGGCGTGGTGGCGATCGTGGTGAGCCCAGCGGCGTAATACGGCCGCGCCATGCGCTTCTCGTCCCAGCCGGTCAGCAGAAACCGCTCGGCCACGTCGCGCCGGCAGGCAAAGGGATTGTTCGACCAGAGCGACCGGATCCGCTGGTAGTGGCCGCCGGCATACGCAAAGAGCGGCGCCGTGGCGAACGCGGCAGCGTCCCGCGCGTCCGTCCCGGTCAGGCCATAGGTGTAGTAGCTCAGGCGCGGCGAGGCCGGCCGCATCGCGAGCCGGACCTGTCCGACGTCAGGCTCACCCAGCAAGGCGTCGAGCGTGCTGAGCGCCAGGGGACGCTCCAGTCGCCAGTCGTCCTCCACGAACAGCAACGCCTCGATCGGCAATGTGAGGACGTGCCGCACCAGCGCGGAGAGACCGCCGCCAGCACCGAGATTTTTCGGTTCCCGCACTATCTCTACGGACGAATCTGTGAAAGGAACGTCCGAACCGTTGTCCAGGACCACGATCCGCGCGGGCCCAGAGATCCCGGCCCGCAACGCCTCAAGCGTGCGCGCGCACGTCGCCGGTTCGTTCCAGGTCAAGATCCCCAGGGCCCAGATCATACGAAAGCCTCGTGCGGGTGCGAGGCGAAGACGTCACTGAGGACCGTGTTCGTCAAGTGCAATCGGCACATAACGCGGCAGTCGGCGAGATCCGTCCAACGTCCCGGATGGCGGGCCCAGATCGTGGCGAATGACTCCTCGCGCAAGTCGCCAATCGACGACCCTGGCATGCCGCGGCGTTGCGGGCAGACCCAGACACGTCCGTCCGGCGTGACGGTGGCGTTGAACCGGATCCCGTAGCACGTCTCGTACGATCGGCCGCGCCACTCCTGATAGGCCACGAAGCGGGAGGGGTCGCATTCCACGTCCGGCTCACGGGCGATGGCGACCAGATGCGGCAACGCGGACGCGATCCAGGACACGTCGCCCGTGCGGACGGCGGGCCGATCCGGCGAGGTCTCGATCGTGGGCCTGAACGTGGTGTACGTCGCACCGAGCCCACGCGCCAAGGCCAGCATGTCGTCCAGGCGCGTCCAGTTCTGGGCGTGTAGGAGAAACGCCACGCCAACCGTCGTTGTCCCCGGAGCCGCAAGCCACCGGACCCCGTCACAGGCCGCGTCGAAACGTGCTGGCGGGACGCCCTTCTCGGCAGCGTAAGTTGCCGCATCGGCACAATCGAGCGAGACCACGACCCAGCTTGCGTGCTGAGCGAGGACGCGCGCCGTCTCTGGCCGCAAGAGTCCGCCGAGGGTATACATGCCCTGATGCAGCCCCGCTGAGGCCGCATGCTGCACGATCTCCACCCAGTCGGGATGCGTGGTCGGCTCCCCGCCGCCGCTCCACACGACGCCCTGCACGCCGGCCAGAGCCATGTCGCTGAGCCCGCGCCTGACGAGCACGGGATCCGCAGCGTCACCGCCGGACTCGAAGGCGACCGGGAGGCGGCGATCCCGCATCGCCCACGGCCCGCGGGTGTGCGTGTGGGCGAAATGGCAGCTCTGGCAGCCCAAGACGCAACGATTAGACAGGTCCCATTCGACCGTGACCGGCGCTGGGTGCTCCCCGCGCTGCCAGGCCGCGAGCCGATCCAGGTGCGCGAACACCTTGGCGGGTGTGATGTAGCTCACCGCGTCACCCGCCAGATCGCGTTCGACTCAAGCCGCACCGCGCGCCCGAACCGCTCGCGCACCGCCCGGATTACGCCAGGGAATCCCTCGGAGTAGTCGTGCCCGCCGAACCAGCCGCCAGCGGTAACCTTGGGCCACCACGCGGCGATGTCGTCTCGGACCGACCGATACCCGTGCCCAGCGTCGATAAAGACGAAGTCGAGACTCCCGTCTGCCACCTGCGCGCTCGCACTGGCCGTCGCGGACTGATGGACCGTCAGCCGGTCACGGTACGGCGCCGTCTGCTGGTCAAACGCGGCACGCCACGTCGGCCGACGGAAGTAATCGACCACGATCAGGCAGAGATCGGGACAGGCGGCCAAGAGTTGGCGCGCCAAGTGCCCATGGCCCGTGCCCAGCTCGGCCCCACGTTTCCAGCCGTGCGCGGTGGCCAAGGCGACCATCACATCGCGATGGCTCACAATGCACGCTCCCAGGGGAAGTCCAGCACTTTCGGCCGCTCGCCCCGGAACGCTTTCTCGCGCAGCCGGGCCTTCGTCTCGGCCGAGCGGCGCCCGGCATTCCGCAACGCTCGCGGATCGATCCCCGGCGCGCAGGTGCTCGCATCCGCGATGACCTCGCGCGGGTAGCGGATGATCGGCACGTCCGCCAGGTGCGTCGCTGGGCCTTCGGCATACAGGCGGCGCCGAAAGTAACTGTCCGTGCCGTATCCGACCGCGTCCTCGTCGTAGCCGCCAATCCGCCAGAACTTCGCCCGCCGGAGGGCGTAGGTGTTGACGTGCGGCTTCCACTCGCCCCGATCGTTCAGCGTGGGGCTGAGCTGGGGTGCGTCGAGACGATGGAACGTGAAGACGTCATTCGGACTCGCCCGATCGATCACGTCGAGCAGGCTGGCCAGGCTCGCCGCTGGCAGGACGTGATCCATGTCGGTCAGCAACAGCCACGGCGCCACGGCCTCTCGTGCCGCCAGATTCCGCGCGCCGTGCTGGTGCCACGGCCGATCGACGAGCACGCGATAGATCCTGAGCACCGGCAGGCCGTCCGGGCGCGACACGTCACGCGCCGGCTCCGGTGATCCGTCATCAACCAGCACGATCTCGATCTGATCCTTGAGCGCCGCCGGATAGCCAGCCCAGACACGAAACTGCTCGGCCAGCATCAGAGGGTTGCGGTAGAATGGTAGACACACTGACAATGTCATCACTTCACCGCCACTTCACGCGCGAGCCTGGGCGCTCTGGGCGACCACGACTCGACATCACTGGAATGACGTTCGGTCGCCTTTGCGTCGTGGGCGTAAATAGCGTCCATAAGGGTTCTGTTTACTGGCTCTGTCACTGCTCCTGCGGGCAGACACATAAGGCCACGACCGGAAATCTCACCAATGGCCTTACTACCAGTTGCGGGTGCGCTCACAGAGAAATGCTTGTGGTCAGGAACACCACGCACGGAGCGGCCACCCGTCGCGACACTCGGAGCGAGTACAGAATCTGGGCCGGAATGCATCAACGGTGCAGAAACCCAAACTCCAGATACTTTCCACGCTATGGAGGACGCGGTATATCCGTCTGCGAACGATGGCGCTCCTATGAGGCCTTTATCGCCGATATGGGTCCGCGCCCAAAGAAACATTCTCTTGACCGTGTTGACAACGACGGAAATTACGACCCTGGTAACTGCCGCTGGGCGACGCAGTATCAGCAAGTTAGAAACGCGAGCTTCAATAAGTGGTTCACCGTTGACGGACGGACCATGTGCTTCACAGACTGGTCCAGAGAGGCCGGTGTCGCGCAGTCCACGCTGCGAAATCGACTCAATCGAGGACTGACAATGAAAGAAGCTATACAACGTCATGCCGCCGCCTCAGAAGCGCCAAGCGCCTCGCGCAAGGGCTGAAGCGGAAACACCGTCAAGGCCGATCCCGGCGTGCAGTTGATGACCTCCACGCCAAGCACTTGCAACGGCTCAGGCATGGACGCAAACAGATGCAGAAACGCATCGTACGGCGAGTAGGCCCGCAGTTCGCTCGGGTGCTGCCCAAACCAGTGCGAGGACGCCTGGTTCGGCGCGTGCATGTCGTAGCCGAGGAGCAGGATGCGTGAGGCGCCGAAGTGGACGGCGACGTTGATCGCCTGATAGCCGCTGTTCTTGCCGGTCCGCACGCCACGCGGATCGACTTCGAGGCCGCTGTCGCCCGTGTTTTCCAGGATCGTGATCCCGGCGGCCAGGGCGGGCTTCAGGCCGTGCGCCGTCCCTTGCAAGCCGTACTTCGGCCCCGTGAAGGTCGGGACACCGCCGTGGTAGTTCCACCACTTCGCATCGGCGGCATAGAGCGCATCGGCCCACGGCGCGAGCCGATGGGCATCGTTGACCGCGATGACGCGCGCCTTGCCACGGCAGTACGTGACGTCGTCGGCCGTCAGGCTGGGTCCACCGCCGAGACAGACGACCGTCGCCCCCGGCCACGCCCGCGGGACGGCAGGCGCGCCGACGCCCGCTCCCCCAAAGGGCGTGCGTCGGCCACCTCCAGCCGGCCGCCTGGCAGGACGAGCTCGGCGATCTCGCGGTCGATCCATGTCCGCATCTCCGGCGTCAGCGTCGGCACGTCGATCACCTGGCCTTCGAGGTAACTCGACCGGGCCGAGGCGATCGACGTCCGAAACCGCAGTCTCATGGAGCCCCCGCTTAGGCGCCCATCGTCAGGTACTTCACCGGGTTGGTGCCCGCGTCGAGCAAGTCGCCGTCATGACGACTGAACGCCAGGAACGCGACCACGCCCAGTTCGGCGTACCGCTCGTCGAGCCGGACGAGCGTGATGTCGCGCACGTCGCGGATGAGGTACTTGCTGAGCAGGCCGTAGGCGATCGCCTTCGCGTTGGCGCCAGAGGCGACCTGCTGGTTGATGGTGTACGGATCGCCGTCGATCGTGTCCGGCTCACCCGACGCCATCCCGGCCCGCCACAGCGGCATGCCCGCCGTGTCGCCAGAGAACTGCGGGATCTTGATCTTCTTGAGGAGCTTCAGGGTCGTGTCATTGAACGTGAAGCGCGAGCCCTGCGCCCGGTAGGCCGGATCGACGGAGTGCTTCAGGTCGATGATGTTGTCGTAGGTGATCGTGGTCGCCGTCGCCGTCGTGACGCTCGCACTCGTGGCCGCCGTGATGAGACCATTCGGCTTCCCGCTGCCGTCACCCGTGGTGAAGTGCGTGTTGGTGATCCGGCCGATGCGCTCGCCGAGAATCGACCCGATGCGGCCGACGAAGTTGATCGCGTTGTCCTGCAGGTACTCGACCGACACCGCCACGCGCTTCGAGGTGTACTTGTAGGCGTGGAGCAGCAGTTGCGTGAAATCGACATCCTGCTCGGTGTGCTCCAATCCCTCTCCGAGGAGCGCACCGGTGTTCGACGTGTCGTTCAGGTTCGGGTTCGGCAGCTCGGCGCCGGTCGCCGTGCGGATGATCGTCGCGACCTGTCGCATGCCGCCGAACTGCAGCATGGCGATTTCCAGCGGACGCATCATCTCGTCCGGCACAGTGTAGTGGCCGCCGAGATCCGGCGAGACGACATCGACCTGTGTCAGCCGCTCTTCCCACGCCTTCAGATCCGCCGGCGCGAGCGACCGCGGCGCGATCTGGGCCAGTCGGATCCGGAGCTTGCTCTGATCGAACCGGATGCCGCACCGCTCGGCTGCCTGCCGGTGCCGCTCCGTGATGACGTCGTCGCCCTCCATGGCGCCAGAGGCGACCCAGCCGTGAAGCGCCAGCGCGCGGTCCTCGTCAGACGGCCGAGCGATGCCGCGAGCGCGCGCGGTGCCGTTGGTCTCTGCGTTCGGCGCGCTGCGCCGGCCCTTGCTCTCGTCGATCTCGGTCAGGCTCTTCTCGGCCGCATCGAGCTTGGCCAGGCGGTCCACGTCCCGGCTGATGCGCTCGCAGTCGGCGAGCAGGGCGTCGTACTTCTTCTCGTCGTCGCCCTGCCATTCGCCCGTGGCGCTGTCACCCTCGAAGGTGCGCTTCCAGATGCTGCGGGCCTCGTCGATCTTTTCTTTCTTCTGGTCGAGCAGTTCCTGAATCGTCATCGCTGTCGTCTCCGGTTCGCCAGCGGAACCGGCCGAGAACGACAACAGGGCGCAGCCCGCAGGCGAACGCCATTGACTGGTGTCGCCATCGTGCTGCGCCCTGACAATCAGGCACGCGAGAACACGTCTTGTCGCCCCTCCCGCCTGCGGCTATGGAGCCGACAGGCGGGTGGCTCTGGTGTGTCAGGATTGAGGGTAGAGAGTCTACGGGCTAGGGGTCAAGTTTTTGGAACAAAACGCCTGTTAATCTATCCAGCCTTACGCGGCAACTGCTTCGGAGACGACAGCGACCGGCTGACGTCGCGCAACTGTGCGCGGTGTTCGCGTGCGATGCGCTCAGTCGCTGCCAACAACGCTTGCCGGTACTGCCTCAACTGAGGACTCAGCGCGTCATCATCGGGAGCCGACGCGACCGCGATCATCCGGCGCAGTTTCCGGCCAGCGGCCCGCACCCCGCGATTCGCGAACCGGATCATCTGGTCAGGCGTGAGTGCCACGAAGCCACGGCCTTCAGCGGCCCGGCCGTCGAGATAGACGCCGTTTTCCTGAAAGAGTTCACGCCGCCACTTGTGCGTCACCGCCCGATAGCGAGACGAGGCATGCGGGATTCGCAACACGGCTTCGATTTGCTCGTGCGCGATCTCCGTGCCGTCCGGCAACACGCGGCCGAACACGTCCCGTAACAACTTGACGTCTGCGTCTGTTTTCGGATTCTTCACGATCTTCATGGGTTCCCCACCTTCTGGCTATACAGCCCCTTGCCCTGCCCGGCCACGCCGCGCCTTGCCGCGCCCGGCCCTGCCCTGCCCGGCCGAGCCCTGCCGAGCCCTGGCGAGCCACGCCCTAATCTCATGCCGCCTGAACCTTCGCCGTGAACGTGCCGAACGGTCCCGGCGTCTTGCCGCCAGGACGCCAATCGCCAATCCCCTTGTAGAGCCCAGCCTGCTCCATGATCTGACTGAGTGCGTCGGTCGTGATCTGGTCGTCCCACACCAGCAGCCGCCCGCGCCCCGACCATTCCTCGAATCGCGGCCGGACGCGAACGTGCTTGTTCTGGCCGATCTTTGCCCGTTTCAGGAACAGGCTGAAACCGAGTTGTTCGACCGTCTCGCGGTGGACACCGAAGTCTGATTCCGTCTTAAGGGCCAGCACCTTGGCCACCGGAATCGGCTTGCCCGACACGAGCAAGGGCCAGTGCGTCCCTTCGACGAGCATGCCGCTCTGCGTCTGAGACTTGAACGTCTTGCCGGACTTCCCACCCGGAACCGGCACCATCGCGCCGCCTTCCATGAAACACCGCATCAGGTTGTCGCTGGGGATGGCGATCTCCTTGTCGTCGTGATAGAGCGCCCCCAACCAGCGAAACGCAGGGCTACGGTCATCACCAGCCTTGGACTTTTTCTTGCTCGTAGGGTCATTCTTCCAGCGCTCCATCTCATCGGCCCACTCGATGTTGTCCGCGTGCATGATGAGCGGCATCTTGCCTGTGATGGTGATGTCATACGTCCGCATTCTCTCGTCTCCTTTGGCTATACAGCCCCTCGCCTCGCCAGGCCCCGCCTCGCCCGGCCCTGCCGAGCCCCGCCTTGCCCGGCCCTGCCCTGCCGTGCCTCGCCCTAGCCGCGCCTTAGCTTCGATTCACCACCCCAATCCTTGCGCTTGCACCGCGGACAGACCTTCGGCGGCCGTGGGCGCCTTGGAATCCAGCGATGCCCACAGCGTCGGCACTTCAGCGTCGGAATCGAGAAACGGCGCATAAGTGGCTACCATACGCCCAGCCAGCGATGGAGTCAACACTTATACGTATCAGTGTTGCAGAGGGTTGCAGGTGGTATCAGGGGGTATCAGGTCGTCTCGCGCCGCGTGGCCACGAGCCGCGTCACGGCATCCCGCACCAGCCGATGCACCGGCTGCCCGGACTGATTCGACATCGTCAGGAGCCGGTCATGCACGCGCTCAGGTAACCGCGTCCAGACCGGACGCATCGTTTCGCCAGGAAACTCCGGCGGCCGTCCGATTCGTCGTTCGTGGTCAGCCATCGTTACCGCATTTGCGCGAGGCGCAACCGCTCGAAGCTCGCCTGCTCGGACCAGAACGCCGCTCGATCCGCGCCCGCCACCACGGTCAGCGTGGTCTGTTCATAGGCCGGGAAGCTCACGCCCGAGACCTCGAAGTACCGCATGTCCAGCACTTCGCGCACCGGCTCCCCATCTTCCAGGTGCCAGCGATCTTCCATGGTCTGAAACGCGAAGCTCATCCCGGTCACGTCCTTGCGGCGGACCGATTCGAGGTACTGCGCGCCCCAGCGCGGCGGGTCGATCTCGGTCGCGAGCCCCTTACGCACCTTGCGCGTGCGAAGCGTGCCGGCCGACAAACGGCCAATGGTCAGATCGGGGTTGTGCGACCAGAGGGCCCGCACGTCGATCCCTTCCGCCTCGTTCCGGTCCACGGCTGAGGGCCGAATGAACTCGACAAAGCCCAGATCGACCGATGGGACGTTGAAGACGATGGCATGCCCACGCAAGCGCACGCCATCGGTGTCATCGTCGCTAGGGTCGGCACGCGAGGCCCGGCCAGCCGGATCGGTCACGGCCAGTCCGGCTCGGTCCAGGCGCGTGGCGCTGCACGATCCGCAGAGTGCCGAGCCGCGGTGGACGTGAATGGCCTGCCGCGTGCTGCAACTCTGGCACGTCTCTGGCGTGCCTGCCCAGCGTCGCATGCGCTCGGCTGTCTCGACGACGTGCGCGGGCCGGTGATAGCGCTCGGTGCGCCCGCCAGCGCCAACACGGTGGGTCATCGCATATTCGAGGGGACGGTCAGACATGGCGGATCTCCTCGGTCATCAGCGCGTCGGCAAACGCCTCGGGCCGGTCCGATTCCCAGCGCGTCAGGACGCGCTCGAGCACGGTGTCGAAATCGTCCTGGTCGCTGTCGAGCGCGATGGCGATCTGGGCTTCGAAGGCGTCAAGGTGTCGGGCCACTTCCCGGCCCGCCACGGCGGCCGGATCGTCCGGCGATCCGATCCAGGCCAGATGCAACCGAATTGCGGGCGTCACGGCGTCCAAACACACCGGCTCATGGAGTGCCCGGAAGCCCTTGAGCCAGTTTCGGAGCTTCGCAGGAGTCGCGCGTTTCTGGCGGGCGTGTTGGCATTCACGGCGCACCATGCGGCCGATAGCCTCCAGCATGACGGCTCGGTGCGCGGCGATCATGGCGGTCTGGCGGTCCCGCTCGGCCGCCAGCGCCGTCTCGGCGCCAGCGGCTTGCGTCTGTGCCGCCGTCAGCGTACCGGTCAGCGTCTCGCGCTCAGTCCTGAGCCCCGCGATCTGCGTCCGCAAGCTCTCGCCCTCGGCCCGGGCGGCGTCACGTTCCGCTTCTACAGCCCCCGTGGCTTCCATTGCCGTGTCCAACGCCGCCTGGAGCCGTTCGGCATCCGTGCGGGCCTGCTGCGCCTCGGCGCCTGCCGTCTGCTCCCGGGCCGTTGTCTCGGCCAGTTCCACGGCCAGCCGCTCGCGCTCGGCTCCGGCTAGACGGGCGGTCTCGGCCGCGGCCGTGGCCGTGGCGCGAACGTCAGCGGCATCGACTTCCAACCGCTCGCGCTCAGTGACCGCCTCACGCGCCCGCGTCTCGGCCGCCTCGGCCTCAGCAGACAAGCGCTCAGCGGTCGCCTTCGTCTCGGCCACCTCGGCGCCGGCCACTTCCACGGCAGCCGCCAGCGCCGTCCGCTCGGCCATCAGCGCATCGACCTGCTGCTCAGCGTCAGCCAGTGCTTGACGGGCCGCTTCGAGCTGCCGGGCATCATCATCGGCGTGCAGTTGCAGCCGCTCGCACTCGGCAGTGGCCCGCGCCTCGGCGTGCGCCAGTCGCTCGGCCAGTCCGCCTGCCTCGGCAATCGCGCGATCCTTGGCCGCAATGGCCTCTGCCGCCGCACCTTCGGCCGCCTCGGCTCGCCCGCTCGCCGTCGCCAGATCGACCGCCGCCGCCTGCTGCGCCTCGCGCGCCTCGCGCTCACGCACGCGGAGTTGGTCGGCATCGGCCTGGATTGACGCCAGTGCCGCCTCCAGTCGGGCCACATCTGTCCGGGCCTGCGTCTCGCGCTCGATGAGCGCTGCCAACGCTTCACGACTTGTACCGGCTTCGCGCTCGGCCGCAAGCCGTGCTTCCTGTGCCGCCACGAGCTCGCCACGCGCCAACGAAACAGCGATCTCAGCCCTCTCTGACTTAAGCCGACCTGACGAGACCTCGATGCCGACGATCTTCTTTTGCGCGAACGCGTGCGGTAACCGCAAGAGCGACCCGTTACGAACAACCCGCGATCGCAGGACCGACTCATCGTCGAACGTCACATCAACAACGTGGTAGCCCATCCCTGATTCGGGTTGATCGTTCAGATAGTCCTGCCAAGACCGTTCGAGTTCGACAATTTCATCATCGAGCCCGCCCTTCGCTTCCTCGGCCTTGATCTTGGCGTCCATGAGCGCCACGAGCTTGTCCTTCGGCGTCATCGTGCCGTTGACCAGAAACACCTTGCCCTGGCCGTCAGGCTGCGGGTTCATGTCCTCCAGATCAAGCACGTCATCGGCCGAGAACACGCCGTTTTGCAGCATGTTGGAATAGAACTCCGACCGGCTCTTGGTGTCGCCTCGCAAAAACGCATTCGCGTTGTGCTTGACAAACTGCTGCCGCTGCTCCAGCGGACTGATCAGCTTGCGCTGGATCTCCAGTTCCCACCGCGTGATCCAGTTCAAGAGACAGCCCTTGTAGTACTCCAAATCTTGAGATTCGATGTTGTTGTTGGTGGCTCGTTCGAGACTTTTGAGCTTGTGCAGCGGCATGTTGAAGAAGCGTGCGACTTCTTCGACCTGTTTGTCCCGGCTTTGGTTGAGTTGCGATTTATCAGGCTCGACGCCCGTCGGCGTGTACGTGATACCACCCTGCAACATCAGAAACTTGAACGCGCGTTCAGAGGTCTGATGCAGGTCCTCGTACTGCTTCCGTAGCGCTAGCTTTTCCTCCGGGTCCGTGATGACCTGGGGCACGGTCAGAATGCCGCCGAAGGTCGAGCCGTTCGCGAAGAACGACGATCCGAACTGTTCCATGGCCAGCGCGAGTCCGATGGCTTTTCGGGACAGATCAATGACGCGGTAGCTGCCCTCCCCCGCCCACCCAAGGCCCTGAATGTGCAGGATGTCGCGCGGGCTGAAGAACTCCGCGCCGCCGTCCACCTTGTAGCGCAACGGCCCGAAGGTGGGACGGCCGTTCCGATCGGGGCCGCGCGCTTCGCGGTTCGCCTCGATGCGGTTCGGCGTGATCGGCCAGAGCGCCACCGGCCGCCCAGCGATATCACGTTCGATCTCGGCAAAGCCGCCGTGCCACGTCAAGGCGTGTGCCGTCAGCGTCTGCCGGAACGTCATCGTGTCCATCTCTGGATTCGGTTCCAGCTTCAAGAGCCGATGGAGTTTGGAGGCTTCGTAGGGATCGGATCCACCGTCCGGCCGGCGCTTGCGGAGCACGAGCGGGAGCTTGGCCACGTCGGAGCTGATCTGATTCACCGCATCGAAGACCGCCGAGAACGTCAGCGCGTTTTCGGGGGTCACGGCCACGCCGGCCGGCGTGCGGTAGCTGTCGCGAAAGAACTTGGCGAGTTCGGGATCTTTGGAAGAGATCGGCCCGGTCCAGGTGCCGCGGGCGACGAGCTGCTGATTGGCGAGCTGCAGCAGGCTCATGAATCGCGCCTCGGGCCCGACACGAAGGGCGGCCGGCTAGGCAGCGTCCACCAGATCAACAGCGCCCCCGGCACCAGAAAGCCGGCCGCTGGATGAAGCAGCGCCGCCCCGTAGGACACCAGGCCCAAGCCGACGACGAGGAGCGCCTGCGCGACATCGAATCGGCCCTGTCCATCGGAGACCGCCACCCACGCCCCGCGGGCGATCACGCAGAGACCCGCATACCCGTACTGTACCACCCGTGTCAAGTACCGTCGGATCACAGAAACTCCATGCCGAACCGAGCCGACCGGCCCGGCGGCAGCACCATCAATTCCTTCAGCGCCATCGCGGCGGCGACAGCCCCGTCAATGCGCTTGATCTCGGACGGCTTCTCAATCCACAACGCCCCCATCCGATCGCGGTGCGGCTCGGCGTTGCCGAAGTTCCACGCCAGCACAGGATGACCATCGTGACGCAGGCGCTTGCTGCGGATCAGGACTTCAATCAACTTGAACGCCTCAGACAGTTTCTTGCCTTGCCCAACGCCGAGAACTGACTCCCCCAGCCCAGCCTCATCACGGAGCTTCACGAACATCATGGTGGCATCGCGCTCGTCGAGCCCCAAGCGCTGGATGTGGTACCGCTTCCGCGTCGCCAGGATCTCGTCATAGATCAACTGGTGGTCGATCACGGCACCTGGCGTCGCGGTGAGCCGGCCCGACCGGCGCCACACATCGTAGGGAATCCGCTCATTGCGGACACGCTCGAGCAGGGTCTGTTCGGGAATCCAGAAGAAAGGAATCAACTCGACCGAGAAGTTCAGCGTCAAGTTCGTCGTGAGTCGCGCGCCGTCTTCGCCACGCCCCTCGATCGTCACCTGCTCGGCAGGAGACGACGGCACATCATCGATCCGGAGCGCCACGACCAGGGCCGACAGATCCAGCTTGGACGAGAGATCCAGGCCCGCCGCACAGGGGCGGTAATCATGGTTGTCCGCGCTGACGGACGGCACCTGACAGGCAGCATAGTGATCAGGCGGAATCCACACCTGATGCGTGTCTGTCCAGATGCAGAAGTTCAGCCGGCGCTTGAGCGCGTATTCGCTGGGCACAGACAGCGCCGTCGCGACCGCATCGTGGAGATACTTCGGCTGAATCACGACCCCGAGCGCCGGCGCCACCTTCGGCCAGACGGCCGGATCGGTCCAGTCATCACAATCTGCACACCCATCCTTGGGTTGTCGGTAACCGTCTCGATAACAAGCCTCGCACGGGTCTAAATGGCACACATAGGCGAACCACTGCTCATCCGGTTGCGTGCCGTCAAGCACGGACAGACTCTTCTGGTGGTACTCCCAGCAGATCGACTGCCGATCCGATCCTGAGTTTGTGAACAGGAGCGCGAGCGGCTGCGTGCGGAACTTAAAACCGGCCGTGAGCCGATGCAGCACGCTTCCGTCCCGCATCTCGTGAATCTCGTCACCGAGCACGATATGTGGCCGCGGTCCGCTCTTGCCGCGGTGTTCCTTCGACGCGGCCCGAAAGTACGATCCGTTGCCGAGATTCGCGATGTTGTACTTGCCGATCTCAAACAGGTCCGACAGATCCTCAGACGCCTGCGCCATCCGGATCGCGTCATTCACGACGATCGAGGCCTGGCCTCGGTCATAAGCGCACGAGTAGATTTCGGCGTGGTGCTCGTCGTCCCATTCCAGACCGTAGAGCCCGATGCCGGCTGCACTCGGGGTCTTGCCACTCCCCTTCGACGTCTCAAAAAAGCCGTGCATGAAGCGCCGTTTGCCGACACGCCTGTGATGCTCATCTGGCACCGCGATGTCCGCATCGCCGCCCCAAACCTTCCAACCGAAGATCGATCCGTACGCGAACTGCAACCACGCCGGCAGCACAAACGGCTCGCCGTTTTCGAGCGTTAGAAACTCCGGGAAGAAGTCGATGATGTGCCGCGCGGCACGCACATCAAAGTAGTAGGGGAACGCAGCCGTCCGCTGGCACGCAAGGTTCGACACATGGCGCGCGGCAGCCTGTCGAACAGCCCGACACGCCAGAATCTGTCCCTCCTGAACAGCCACGGCGTAGGCCGTCACCGGGTCATCATCCGGAGGCGTGAGTGCTCCACCAGCGTGCCGCGGCGCCGTGGCTGTCGTCATGTGCCCGATTTCGCGGCCCGGAACCGCTCGGCCTTGCTCTGTGGCTGGTGCCGAGGCACCTTCACGTTCGACCTGGACGACGGATCGAAGCCAAACCGTGCCCCGAATTGCAACATGAGCTGCCGCTCCTTCACGGCCCCATTTCGGTACCCTTTCGCGATCGCGAACTCGAGATTGTCCCCACTCAACCGCTCGAACTCCCGCCACCGCGCGTAGGACTGGCACATCGCTTCGAACGCTGGCAAGTCCACCAGGGTGAGGAGCCCAATGCGAATCGCCCCTGGCGCTACCCGCTCCCAGAGCGCTTGGGCATCGCCAGTCAGCCACGCCGGGCAGGCCGCCAGTGGGCTATCTTCCGCCAAGACCTCCGGCTCCGGCTCGTCTTCGTTGATCGGCCGATGGCCAGGATTCCCACGAAGGATACGCAGTGCCGTCGGAGTAGGCGGGGGGCCCCTGCGTCCCATCAGGCGCCCCCTCGTTCGAAGGGCCACCGGCTTCGAAAAACATGCGAATCCACGCACAAGGGGCGCCACGGGGTCTCTAGCGCCGATGTGTCAAGGAATTGACAGCCCCCCGGGTCTTCAGTGTCAAGGAGTTGACTGTTGATGTCAAGGCTTCGCCGCGTCATGTCCTTGACTCGGGCCGGTCCTGCGCCGGGCCTACGCTGCCCTCTCTGCCCCATCACAGCCCCGCAGCCGTCTTCGCCGCACCACAGGAGGCGCAGAGCCCTTGCCAGTTGTGGCGAGCCCAGAACAGGCGCTGGTCGCCTCGGTGGGGTATCTTGTGGTCCACCTGGGTGGCGGCTGTCAGGAGCCCTCTGGCGTGGCAGCGGCTCAGGGCGGGCTGGCCGTCTGGAGTATCGCCGCAACAGGGGAACTCCGAGAGGAAGGCGGCCGCAGCTTTGCGCCAGCGGGGACCGTAGCCGCGGCTGGCGGCTGAACCTCTGGCCTGGTCGTAGTCGCGCCGGACGCGGGGTCGGCTGTGGACTGGACAAGGCGCGGCGTGCGGACAGCCGAGACGGGCGCAGGCGCGGAGCAGGGCGGCGGGCATCACACTCAATGGACCGCGCGATCACTCACGGTCTCGAACATCGATAGAATGGGCTCATGTCGAGGATTTCTGAGCCCCAAACCCTGCTCCAAGCCGTCCAGTACTTCTCGGACCCGGACGTGGCCCTGACCTTCTTCGCTGGCGTCCGCTGGCCGGGCGGCGTGGCCTGCCCGCGTTGCGACTCCACGGAAGTCGGCTTCCTGCAAACCCGCCGGATCTGGAAGTGCCGCACCTGCCACAAGCAGTTTTCCGCCAAGGTCGGCACCGTCCTTGAGGACAGCCCGATTGCCTTGGAGAAGTGGATGCCAGCCCTGTGGTTGCTCTGTAACTGCAAGAACGGCATCAGCTCCTACGAGCTGGCCCGGGCGCTCGGCGTGACCCAGAAGACCGCGTGGTTCATGCTGTCGCGCCTCCGGCTGGCCCTCCAGTCCAAGACCGGCGGGAAGTTCGGCGGGAAGGTCGAGGCCGACGAAACCTACATCGGCGGGAAGGCCCGCAACATGCACTACGGGAAGCGCAAGCGCGTCATCCGGGGCCGTGGGCCGTCGAAGGTCGCTGTCCTTGGCCTGCTCCAGCGTCACAGCAAAGACGGACACTCCAAGGTCCGCGTGACCACCGGACACGGCGTCCGTCGCCAGAAGATTCACGAGAACGTCCGGCAGCACGTCGAAGCCGGAGCCAGCCTCTACAGCGATGCGTTCTCGTCCTATCAGGGGCTCGACGCTGACTACATGCACAAGGTCATCGACCACGCCGAAGCCTACGTGGACGGCGAAGTCCACACCAACGGCATGGAGAACTTCTGGAGCCTCCTGAAGCGGGCCATCAAGGGCACCTACGTGAGCATCGAACCGTTCCATCTGTTCCGCTACCTCGACGAGCAAGCGTTCCGATTCAACCATCGTGAGAAGAACGACCTCGGGCGTTTCATGGCCGCTGTGAAGGGCCTCATCGGCAAGCGCCTGACCTACACTGGCCTGACCGGGCAGGAGGTTCCGCAAACGTGAAGAAAAAGCACTCCCGCACCAGAGACGCGGGCGCAAAAGACGTGCCCGCAGATAGTCCAGTTGGCACACTTGACCGGTTAGCTGACGGGCTGAAGCGCGTTCTGTCGGCCAAGAAACCGTCATCCGCTAGACCTCGGAAACATTTGAAGACAAGCGGACCATCAAACGCTTGACATGCGATAGCACCGCGGCTGCATCTTCGGGCGCAAACTGCTGACGCGTGTGCATGACGTGGTTTCGATAGGTATCCTTAATCGCGTGAATCTCTTCCAATGCAGAGCCGTAGAACTCCTGCCACGCCTGCTTGCGCGGCCCAGGCCGCAATTTCTTAAGTTTCGTGTCCACGCGCGCCCCTAACTGCTTAAGGATCGTCTCCCACGTTGAATAGGCGACAGGTGTCAAGTGTACTCTGCCGCTCTTCTTCTGGCTTCTTAGACTGCGGACGCCAAGGTGAGTGGCGAACGCTCGCAAGCCCCACTCGGTAACACGCATTAAGTGAAACACGGCGGCCGTGTTGCATTCTGCCGCCAAACAATTGCCGGCTTCGGTCACATCCGGCCGCGCACTGGGGAATCGCTGCCACACAACATCGCCAAACAGACGCTCATGGTCGATATAGCTATAGAACGCCGGAACAACATAAAGGAACTTCCGGTGGTGTAGCTCCTCCGTCACGGCCTTTGCGGCTGACCTTGCATGAATTGCCAATTGCTGCGCCAGCAATGGCTTCGTCTCCGCTTCTTTGAGGATGTCTTGTAGTTGACGCTGGCAACGCTCCATCTGGAGACCATCCATCGCCTTGATGCTGCGGGCGAGGGTCTTCTTCAGATTCTTCAAGGACTCGGCCGTATCAGTGCCACGCGTCTCTGGATTGGCGTGCTTAAACTCGCACTCAATCCGCGCGAGGTCGCCCACACGCTTGGCGCAGTATTTGACGTTGAACAGGTTCATCATGTCCCAGAGGCTCCAGAGCCTGCCGGGCGATTCCCAGCGGCTAGAGGCCATCTTGCGCCCCCGGCCGTGGTGTGTCTAGTATATTGTTGCCTTCTTCAACAGACTTAGCTTGAACCACTTCGTTTATCTGACAATCGATGGCGGGCTCTTGTTGTTGATTCTCAGGTGGGAGCACATCAGCTTCTTCAGCTTTGGCTAGAATCTGCGCTGCAGCCTTCTGAAGCACCTCTAAAGCGCGCCTTTCCTTGGCTAGTTTTCGTTCCCAATCCGTCATCCCAGCAGTCCTTGCGCCTGCGTCAGCGCCACTGTCCCAGCCTGCCGAGCCTGGTTCGCCCCGAGGCCATCGCCCTTCAGCTTCAATCTGGCCGCCGCGTCGTGCAGGGCTTGGCCGGCCCGCTCCAAGTCTACCGCGACCGCCTTGACGAATGCCTGTGCCTGCTGCTCAGTCTCCAGCACGGGCCGCGTTTCCAATTGTAAGCTGTCGTGGAGGTGCTGGCGAGCACGCACGACGAACCTGGCCGCACTTGGGTACAGACTGCCCTCGTGGCTCTGCGCGTGGGCGGTGAGCATGTCGATGGCGTCCACGGTGTAGCGTCCGACGACATCAGGAATCGTCACTGGCGCTCCTAGTGTGCAGCCGTCGAGGGCTGGCGCAGGGCGGCCGCAGCCTTGTTCGCGCGTTCGTTCTCCACGACCGCAGCATGGGCGTTGTTGTTGGCAGCCGCCCTCAGCGTCTCCACCTGCGCCCGGAGGGCGGCGAGTTCGCGGGCTTGATGGTCGATCAACTCACACAGGACTCTCACATCTTCAGCGTCCAACGTCACTCGGCCGGTAGTGGGGGCGAGGAAAAGAGCCCCCAACCCACACCGCCCCGGGACA